CAGTTGCTCATATTGCGCCAATATCAGCTCGATTAATTCATCTTTCGTCAGCGTTTCGAAATCTGTTTTTCCCACACGCGCATCTTACCAGATTTCGCGAATTCTGAGGAGGGGTGAGTAATTACATATTCCTGGAACCCCTGGCACGGGCAATGCGGAGCAAGTCCTCCGCTCACCTGTGCCACTTTCTTTTTAACGCCTTTGGGCAGCACCGCTATCTGCCCGGCTCATCCGGCGCTTTCCCTTGCCAGGGAACAAGGCACTGCCACATCTTCACACACCCGTGCCAGGGGTTCAACCTTTGATGCGTTAGTATGTTGACACGTTTAAACGTTCCCAAGTTCAGACCTCAGTTATCAATAATTAAACGCCTGCGTCACTTTTTTTTATTTACCATTTCCACACTTTTTATATCCATCGGTACTCCATTTATTAAGCGAATTGCTAACTGCTAATAGCTAATTACTTTCCTTATGCCTAATTCCCGCGGCGCCCCCAAAGGCAACCTGAATGCCCTCAAGCATGGTTTTTACTCGCGCCTGTTCCACTCGGGCGAAGCCAGTGACCTATCAAATGACCTTCCCGCCAGCCTGGAGCATGAGATCACCCTTCTAAGGGTGATGATCCGGCGCACGATGGAGCTGGCAGATGGTATCGATGATCTGCGTAATGCCACCCGTGTGCTAGATGCCCTCGGGGCAGCTGCCGACAGGCTATCCGCCCTGTTGCGAGCCCAGAAAAGCCTGAATGAGGGTCAATCCAAGATGGCAGATGAGATCTCAATTGCCATACAACAAGTAAATGCAGAATTGAGGAATAAAAAATGACTAAGTTCCCCCCCAAGCCCCTCCAGGTCGGTTCACGACCGATCGTTCCAGGTATGCCCAACCCCACTTGTCCCATCCTGTTGGAAGCCAAGAGCGTGCTGGATAAAGCCCAGGATCTGCACCGGGCGATCCGCAAGCTGCGCCGTTCCACGCAACGCTGCCCGACCTGCCCTGAAAACGCGGAGTGCCCCACCATGCGCTATTTCGCCCATGCGTTGGATACTGCCATCCGTGAAGTGCGGCAGGAGTGGGGACTGGATCAGGAATGATTCCAACGCTGCTTGTCATCTAGTATCGCGAATGCTTTTTGTGAGCGATATGCGAGATCTTCTATAAAGTTTGATTTCAAAGTTGGATAAGCATGTTCAACCTATTCGTTTGGAGATTGCTTCGGGTCGGGAAAATCACCCAACCCTCGCAATGACATTGGATAATTGGTTGCTTTCCTTTGCAATACATTAGAGCGGTGTTAAATAGCAACGGATATTGAGCAGGAGTAAGGTAAGCAGCAATGACTTTAGAACAGGAAGATCCTCAAACCCGGCTGATCGCCGAACAGCTTGGGCATACCCTGGACCTGATCAGGGCGGAGATATCCAGCCTACAGGTGGAGCAGGCTCACCAGGCTGAAATGAGCAGCCTGAGATTAACAACCCTGGAAGATAAGGCAGCGGATTTTGAGAAACGTTTGCGCGAGCTTACCGAGAGTGCCACCCAGTTCAAGCTGCTGGTTAGCCTGGCAGTGGGTGGGGGCATGCTTTCCGTGATCGCGCTCCTCCGCAGCCTGGTAAACCCATGAGATACGATGAAATTAAGTTTCAATCAAATTTACAAGGAGCTCCTGCGGGATGTGTCCCTGTTTTCCGCAGCCGGCTGTGGTATACGCCTGCGCAGCTACCAAATACAGGTGGCACACGCAATCGTCGAATCAGTGATATATGGGAAAGGTCTCTCGTTTGTGGTCATTTTCCCCCGCCAGTCTGGGAAGAACGAGCTGCAGGCTCAGATCGAAACCTACCTGCTCAGTCTCTACTCTGTGACGATGTCTGAGATGGTTAAAGTCTCACCCACCTGGAAACCCCAATCCCTCAACGCCATGCGTCGGCTTGAACGGGTCCTCAAACGCAACTTTATCACCCGTGGCCACTGGACCAAGAAATCAGGCTATATCTACCAATTTGGTGAGGCCATGATCCATTTTCTCAGTGGCTCTCCCACATCCAGTATCGTGGGCGCAACCGCATCTTTGTTACTTGAATGTGACGAAGCCCAGGACGTGACCATCTCCAAATGGGATAAGGAGATCGCCCCCATGGCGGCCTCGACCAATGCCACCAGGGTATTCTGGGGCACAGCCTGGACCTCTAAAACGCTGTTGGCACGTGAGCTGCGGGTAGCCCGTCAGGCTGAACAGATGGATGGGATCCGCCGGACCTGGGTGCTGACTGCTGAGCAGGTAGGTGCGGAGGTGCCGGCCTACCGCAATTTCGTTGAGGAGCAGATAAGCAGGCTCGGGCGGAATAACCCGCTAGTGCGCACCCAGTACTTTAGCGAGGAGATCGACGGAGATGGTGGAATGTTCCCACTCAGCCGGAGAATGCTAATGCTTGGTTCCCATCTCACCCAAAACGAACCGCTTGCAGGAGGGGCGTATGTGTTTACGATCGATGTTGCGGGGCAGGATGAGGCTGCCATCGATGTAGGGTCAGGTCTCAGACCTGACCTGCAGAACCCTGCTCGCGATAGCACGGTGCTGACCATATTTCAGGTAGATACTTCCAGCGTGGCAGACCTGTTGATCGGAAAGCCGACCTACAAGGTGGTTAATCGTTTTGCCTGGCAGGGGGTGAAACACTCCAGCCTGTATGGCATCATCATCAGCCTGGCGGAGGTGTGGTCACCGGTCAGGGTGATCATCGATGCGACCGGTGTTGGTGCGGGATTGGCTAATTTTCTACTTGACCGGCTTGGGTCGAGGCTCATCCCCTTTGAATTTACCCAATCCAGCAAGTCGGACCTGGGATGGGATTTCCTTTCCACCATCGAGACCGGGCGCTACAAGGAGCATCACCCGCTGGATAACGAAATGTCGCTCCAGCTCGAATATTGCCAATACACCGTTCTGGAAGGACCGGGCAAGGTCATGCGCTGGGGTGTGCCCGATGGGACCCGCGCTGTGAGCTCTGGCGAGTTGGTCCACGATGATTACATCCTGTCAGCAGCTTTGATCTGCCAGCTTGATCGTGAGGCATGGGGAGTGGGTAAGAGCCAGGTTTTACAGCCGAAGGATATTTTGGAGGAGATGAAGTTTCAATGAGCAAGTCTCTAATTACTCATAGTCAAAAGAACCAATTATCGTTATATCATTTTCCCCTCCCCCATTTTCGCTTTATCAAAATGGGGGAGGCGGGAGGGGGCTCCATTCATGTTCTTGAATTGAATGCAATTGAATTCAAAGGCGGTTTTTGCCTGCAGCATCGCGAGAATTTTTACCGAGCGATACAAAGGCGGTTTTTTGCCTGCAGCATCGCGAGAATTTTTACCGAGCGACACAAAGGCGGTTTTTGCCTGCAGCATCGCGACCGATCTATGGGAGCTATGTTTCGAAACAATCCTCCGTGTGTCATCTGGTATCGCGAACGATTTGTGTGAGCGATATGCGAGAGCCCGGGTTTTTCGGGCTCAAAGCAATCTCCAAGAAGGCATGAGTATCAGGATAGATGATCACCATAAAACCCATCGTAGAAGATTGCTTCCCCCTCGCCTAACTCGGTGCCGGGGCAAAAAGCGCCTCGCAATGACAAATAAAGAAAGGAGTTATTTATGCGTACTTTCGGAATAGATGTCTCACACTGGGAAGGCAAAACCGACTGGCAGGCAGCTGCCCCAGCCATTGGTTTTGCCTACTATAAGTGCACGGACGGAATCAGATACGTCGATGACCAGTTCCTCAATAATCAACGCGGTTGTATGGAGGTTGGTCTACCTCATGCCCCCTACCATTTCTTTCAGCCTTCACTCGACCCCACCACACAGGCAGAGCATTTCATCCATACAGCCGGTAAGCTTTATAGCAAGTTTATCGTGGATGTTGAAGCCCAGGAACGCGACCCAAAAATCACCTTAAAGCTATTTACCTTTCTGGAGCGGGTCGAGCAGCTGACTGGCACCAAACCCGCCATTTATACCTCGGCTGGGTACTGGAATGACTTCATCCACCCGCAGCCTGCCTGGGCAGGAGCTTATGACCTTATCGTCGCTCATTACACGGCAGCACATGCCCCCATGCTCCCAATCGGCTGGGATCAATATACCATTTGGCAGTTCTCAGATTATTGGGACTTCCCTGGTTGTGATGAGCAAGCTGACGCCAACTGGTTCAACGGCAGCCTGGAGCAATGTCGAGCCTGGTTCGGTAATTATCACGAGATACAGCCTCAACCACCATCTGCCAAGCCTCTCAAAATCCGGTCTCTGTTCGACAACCTGCACATCCGGCAGTCTCCCAACATGAATGCCCGCATAACCGGAAAACTGACAAAAGATGAATGCGTGGAGATTGAGCAGCTGGGTGGTTACGATGTTTGGGTAAGGCACGCCCGCGGCTGGACTGCGATAGAGCGGGGTGGTTACCGCTACATGGAGGTGGTGAAATGAAGAAATCCATTAATCTCCTCCCCCATTTTTCTTTCCCGAAATGGGGGAGGCGGGAGGGGGGTGTGGAGGGAAGCCGTGTCCAGCGTTCCCTTCAACGGGAAACTGGTCAACAGTTTAGCTTAACTCCCAACATGGCTACAGATGCAGGCTGGCAGACCATCAGTGGGCGCAAGCATGATCGTTCCTGGTCAGAGATCCAGGAGCTGTACACCGATGCGTTGACCGCCTGGCGCAAGAACCCCATGGCCTGGCGTGTGATCAATACCACAGTTAACTATGTATGCGGTACAGGTATCACGTTCACGTCACCTGAGCCGGCCATGGATGCGTTTATCAAGGCCTTTTGGCTGCATCGTAAAAACCACATGGACTTGCGCCAGGTGCCGATGATCGAAGAGCTATCCAGGTCCGGTGATCTGTTTGTCCTGCTATTCCGTAACCTGTTTGATGGCATGTCTTATATCCGCTTTGTCACCAAAGATATGATCCTAAAGATTGAGACAGCTCCCAATGACTGGGAGACTGAGATGGTTTACTACGAAGCACCACCAGACGGCGAGTTTGAGCCTCGTCGTTGGTTATCCCCCGACCACCCTGATGCTCCCATGGCAGATGCTGTCATGCTGCATTACAGCGTAAACAAGCCAGTAGGTGCGTTGATGGGCGAAAGTGACCTTACTACGATTATTCCCTGGTTACTGCGTTATAGTCGTATGCTCGAAGATCGTGTTCGCTTACATTGGGCAGCGAGAGCGTTTCTGTATTTAGTCACCGTACCCTCCAATAAGGTCGAAGCCAAAGCGGTACAGTATTCCAGCGCACCCGAGAGCGGATCGATCGTAGTAAAGGACGAGAGCGAGAATTGGGAAACTTTAACGCCGAGTTTACGAGGCGCCGACGCATCTCACGACATGAAAGCCGTGCGACAACTTATAGATGCTGGGTCGGGGTTCCCTCCTCATTGGCGTGGTGAAGGTGGCGAAGTAAACGTGGCCACAGCGGAGGCTATGCAAGCCCCACCTGAGAAGTTCCTAATCAAGAGACAAGAGTATTTTATTTGGGCGCTCGAAGATATCATGTACCAGGCCTACCTCCGCTCAGTGGAGATCGATGCTCAGCCGGCTTTTGCATTGACAGAGTATAAAGACATCTTCAAAGTCTCAGCACCAGATGTAACCTTGCGAGACAATGATCAGCTTGCCAGTGGAGCCACCAAGATCGCAGAAGCTTTCTCTATCCTGCAGAACACTATCCTTGGCAAATCGCCCACATTACACAGGATTGCCGTGGACCTGGTACTCAAGTTTGCCGGCGAGATACAAGACGATGATGTTCTGGACACGATCATCACCGAAGCTAAGGCTGATCCCATCGAACAGGTGATCATGCCAGGCTTAGAACCCGCTGCAGATGAATCTCCCAATGATGGAACGGAGAACCATGTCCCATAACGAAAACCCTATTCGTATGGTGCGTGAGCTCAAAGGAGCTCCGCTGTCTATTCTCATGGTCCTTACCCTGGTACATCAGAGGGTCTCACAAAGTTATCTCGAAAGAGCCACGAGCTATACCGATAAACCCATCAGCAAGGCACTAGCCTATATGCGTGAAGTTGGCCTGGTTGATGAGACGCGCTCAGGCTGGCAGTTGATTAAAGAAAATGTAATGCAGTTGCCACTCACCTTGGAATTGGAGGAAGGAGAAGTTTTAGACAACTCCTCCCCCAAATCGGTTTCTATTTGGGGAAGGCGGGAGGGGGACCATATAGCTGAAAAGGAGACAGACGATGTCCATTTAAGTCGGAATAATTCCGACTCTCTTATTACTACTACTTTAAGTATTAAAGATGTAGATAGTTCTCTAGTAGTAATAAGTAATAATGCAGAAAAGCGGAAATATTCCGACTTTGACCTCAACCTTGAAGAATTTAAAAAGCATGGGATCGCAAGAAATAAACGCACTGAAGCACTTGCATTGATGAACCACGTCAACCCAGATTATATCCGTGCTCACTTGAAGTCATTGGGTAAAAAGGATACGAAAGGATTGGCAATCATGCGCATGGAGCAAGGAGAAGATCCTCCGAAAACGCTTCTGATCAATCTAACAGACGAAGAAAGGTGTAGAAAATACGAAGAATGGGAACGTGCGTAGATTCCAACAAGGGGATTTATGTCACCTGCACGATCTTGGTGCGACCCCTTGCAATTCGAAAGGAGAAAAAGATATGGACCTTAGTGTATTCACTCTAAACCCTGTCACCCTAGCCGTGCTGATCCTCGGTGTGGTCGAGTTTCTAAAACGATTAGGCCTGGCAGGTAACAAGCTCATGCTTGTTTCAATGGGTGTTGGTATCTTGTTTGCTACAGTATATAAAACATCTGAGCTCTACCCATCATTCGGCCCGTACTTGGAGATTGTCTTCTTTGGCATCGCAGCCGGACTATGCGCCAGTGGCATCTATTCATTCGTCAATAATCGCTTTCCCGATAGAACGAAAGCTACCCTCAAGCACACCAAGATCGTTCAAACAAGGAAGGTAAATAATGAATAATGTCACTATCATTATTCATAGGGTCTTATGGAGTTCACTATGACAGAGAAGTTTCGTAGGGGCGTAGCAGGTTTATCGCTACGTCCATTATCCTAAAGGAGGTCCAATGACAGAAAAATTCAGATCAACTCCCATTACATTCGCAGGCGAAGTTATCGACGAGGCCATCCTGGGTGTGAGCATCGCCACCACCGGTGAAGCCCTGGGTCATAGACTGATGTTTGACGAGACCAGTCTAGCCAAGTTGCTGCAGCTAGGCAACAGCAAACCAACCGGCATCAAGTCCAGGTACACACACCCTGACTTCTTCACGGATGGCATGGGTAAATATCTCGGCAGGTTCAAAAACTTTAGAGTAGTTGGCACCAAACTCCTCGCCGACCTGCAGATCAGCAAGACCGCACATAGCAGCCCGAACGGAGACATTGGGCGCTATGTGCTCGACCTGGCCAAAGAAGATCCAACCGCCTTTGGTGTCAGTGTGGTTGTGGACCTTGACCGGGTGTGGATCACCAAGTCCGGCGAAGAACTACCAGCAGCTGGCGGCAGACCCGCCAGCGCCACAGGCCTCTATCCAGTGGCACGTATCACATCATTGTATGCTGCGGATTTAGTGGACGATCCAGCCCTAAACCCTGCGGGTTTATTTCAACAAGCAGACGAGTTACCCCAACAAGAGGCTTTAGCCCCTTGCAATTCAGAAGAAGGAGAAGAAAAAGTGACCGATGAATTACTTACCCGTATCACCGAACTGGAAGGTACTGTCTCTAAGATGAATAAAACCATCGAGGACGGTATCATTCAAATTGGAAACCAACCCCCTCGAGGGCAGCAACTATCAGGTGGCATAGCCCAGGTTGATCAATTCCAGGGTTACTTCGATTGGCTGTTTGGCGCACCTGGTGCCAAGTTACCCCCTCCAGAAATGCGCCGTTCAGATGCTTTGTATCGTGCTGTCACAGGTGACGTTGAGCTGCGTGGTGTGTTTGATCCATCCCATGTTGCATTTGCTGCAGCCACCACCACCACCCTCGCAGATATGGCAGTCAATGCCATGAACAAGGTTGTCCTGGACTTATACAGCAACCTCACAGCGTACCGATGGTATGAGCAGATCGTCTCAGTCCAGGCTACAGACGGATCACTACACGACATGCAGTGGCTGCAGATCGGTGGTGTAGTCAACCTGCCAGTGGTTGCCGAAGGAGCTGCATACACTGAGCTGGCAGTCACCGATACGAAAGAGACCTCCGCTTTCGTGAAGTATGGAGGCTATGTCGGGATCACGGATAAGATGATCCGCAACTCACGCATTGATGAAATGCAAGCTATTCCACGAGCACTTACGCTTGCATCCATACGAACCCGCTCAGCTGCAATCGCAGCCATATTCACCCAGGCCAGCGGAACCGGCCCAACCATGGCACAAGACTCAACTGTCTTGTTTCATTCCAACCATGGCAGCAACGTACAGACGACCGCCTTCTCAGTGGCAGGTTGGGCTGCGGCTCGTCTCGAGTGCGCTAAGATGGCAGAACTTGGATCAGCCAAGCGCCAGGTACTTTGGCCTAAGTATGCCCTGGTACCAGTTGACTTGTACGATGCAGCGTTGATCTACTTCGGTTACGGTGCCGGCCCAGGTGGGTACCCAGGCACACCTAACAATGACGTGCATCCCTACGCTGTTGATCGCCCTGGCGATACTCGACCAGTACCGATCGTAGTACCTGACTGGACAGATACTACCGATTGGGCTTACATCGTTGATCCACGTATCAGCCCTGTAATCTGCATGGCCTATGCAGACAATCCTGGTGGCACCTCCCACCCCGCACCTCAGTTGTATTCTGTCACAGACCCTTCCAGTGGCCTGTTGTTCAGTAATGACACATTACCTATCAAGGTGCGTGATTACTTCGCTTATGGCGTTGGTACATGGCGCGGTATCGGCAAGCGTAACGTGACCGGTGCATAAACCCCTCCGCCTCCAAGGTGTAGGGGCGCAAGGCTTGCGCCCTAGCCTGGGTGAGGGTGAGGGTAAATAATAATTATTGCAATAAGGAGCAAATAAAATGCAAGGTAATCATTTCGCAGTTTCTTATCACACAGCCGGCAACGCAGCTGCTAATCATGTATTCACTTTCACCGCACCCTTCGATTGTACGTTGGAGTATGTGAGTGCGGTTGGGAGCAATACCAACAACGGCATCCTTGATATAGGATATACCGGAGCGCTCGAAGCCTATGTCCTCAATAAAGACGTGGGTGATGGACTTGTACCAGGTACAGTCGATGCACCAGGTGAGTTCGTTGGCAGCAACTATCCACACATCGCAGCCGGCACAGTCGTGACCGCTTCCCTCGACTACGATGGAGCCGGAGGTACAGCCGTAGCAGACTTCACCCTGGTGATGGTCTTCACCGAAGGGTAAGACCATGGTCAAAAAGATAGCCATGGTCCAGCCTAAGCCCGTAGGGGCGGATGGTATCCGCCCGGATGGTAAACGCCCTGCAACTGATGCGCTTTATCTGATCAAGATCCTCGAGCTCATGCACAATAACCGTGCGTACACCGTGATCAGCCACGAAGGTAATACCTGGGTGGTCCACTTCGAAGGTGATACCGATCACACGATTATCACCTTCAAAGGATAAATCTTACGTAGGGGCGGATGGCATCCGCCCCTAACCATTATCTTTCTAATTGCTAATAGCTAAATGCTAATAGCCAGGAGTTACTATGAGCAACATAATGTCTCAACAGATCTCTATCGATACCGTCGGTTCAGCCGGCGCAGCTGCAGGAACAGGTTACTTTACTGGCATCAGTGGCTTTCTACTGGATATCTTTCTTAACTATCATGCCAGTTGCCCTAACACAGCAGATGTGACCATCACCGATCCAGTCTTTGGCACAGTCTTTACCAAAGCAAACAGCACCACAGATGCCTGGTATGCACCTCGCAAACAATCCAGTGATCAAGCTGCAGCCGATTCAGGTTTGTATGATCTTATCCCTGTCAATGAAACCTTGACAGTCGCTGTCGCTCAAGCAGACGCATTGACCGCTTGCCTTGTAGCCACAATCCGCTGGATCACACCATGAGTATGCGATGCTCACAAATTATCTTATTCGTCCACGAGGTAAAGTAGCACCCTGGTATCTAAAAGGTAGTGTACCTAAATCCAATTGCCTGGCTTCATATCAGGCAATCGGAGCTGCATCTTTGGCAGCCAGCTTTATTAACCTGGCACATCCAGGAACATACGACCTGAGTGGAGGGGTTGATCCAACTTTTGATACCGCCATAGGTTGGACCTTCAATGGATCAACCCAATATAAATCTACGGGTATAGATCCACCAACCAATGCCACTAACACATGGTCAGTCGTTATAAGATTTTCGGGGTTATCAGGCGATACAGGTATGCCTTTTGGTGCTACCGATGGTTTAGGAAGTTATTGGACTGTAGCTCCAAGAAGGAGTAGTGGTTATCGTAAATATTATAATGGCGGACAAGTTAATGTAGGAGTTCAAAATACCACCAGCGGAGTAATGGCTATGGGTGGCGCACTTTGTTATTACAACGGGATTTATGAAACTACCGTCGCAACACCTTGGGAAAGTCCTATCCTCTATATCGGTGGGTTAAATCAGGGCAACACACTTTATTTATCCTATGCAGGAAATATTGAAGCCATTGCATTTTACGACATAACTCTTTCTGCAGCTCAGGTACTAGCAATCAGTAATGCGATGGCGGCATTACCCCTCCCTTTTGATCCAGCCTGGCCAGCGTTCCCTGGTCCGATACCACCCAGTATAGACTTGGGTGAATTCACCATCGTAGATATCGGAGATATGCACATTGGAACGTGGATCACCCAGGCACAACCAGAAATAATGTTGAAGTATCTAAAAGATAATGCCACCAGACTGAATATCCAGGCAGTTCTTAATACAGGTGACTTTGAAGATAACGTGGATCATACAGATGATATGGATATCTTTGTTGCTGCTATGGCTAACTTGGCAGCCATCCCACATCTAACAGCCATGGGTAATCATGAATATGATTACAGCGGAGGTCCAAGAAACACATCAGTGTTTGATCATCATTTCGACGCATCCTATTACACAGGTAAATCCTGGTGGTCGGGTGGGTTCTATGAAACAGCTAAAACAGCTAACGCTTATATGCTGCGTACAATAGGATCCGTGGATTATATATTTTTTAACATGGAGTTCTTCCCCAGGCAAGGTGTACTTGATTGGATGAATACTTTGCTCACCACGTACGCAGCCAGGAAAGCAATCATTAACACACATGCCTATTTATACGGTGACGGTACACCGTACACAGTCGGTGATAGCTTCGGTCCAGATGGAGATCAGGTAGGCATTACCGATGCAGACTACCACTGGGGTGACGAGATATGGACGGAGTTATTAAAGATACACGACAATATAATCCTGATCATTAGTGGCCATGTAACCCCTCCACGATTGCTTGTCACAAATTCAGATGGTGGCCAACCGATAAATCAAACCTTATTCAACTTTCAAGGGGATTGGGGTGTTCCAAATATCGCTACTTATATGCGCTTCATGTTATTCAATCCAACCAATGAAACCATAAAAGTAATGACGTATTCCCCGATAACCAAAACTACGTCTGCAATTTCAACGTACTTTATGACGACATATTAAGAAAGGACTGATCCCATGCCAATCACGTTCACTCAATTAGTAGATGACATTGGATATCAGTTAGGATACCTTGGACCAGGAGGTGGTTTGCCTG